CTGCAATGCGTTGAATGTCACACCTTCCCATACGATATCGCTCACATCCTCCATCATCACAATAGATGTGCCGAATGAACTGGAGTCCAGGTAGGCTTCAGGTGCGGCGGTATCGAAGTTTGATTCGGCTATCGTCTGCCATACCTTGTCCTCGGCATCTTCCAACCACTCTTTTGCTGAGACATCGGTGTTCATGTCCTCATCCCTGAACCTCAAGCCAAACCACTTATTGACCGGGGATGTCAGATTGCCGTGGATCTGTGATGCAAGCAGGTTGACTGCAACACAAGCGGTATTGTCGTATATGTTCTTACGGTCCCAATCCACCTCATGTTCTGATGTCATGGATGAATAGAACTCTCCACGATACGGCACAATATACCGCTCAATATCCTGAAGCACTCCATCCAGTGTGTCACGCTGGGATTCAAGTGCGTTGAATCGTTTAACGATGTTTATGCCTTTCATTGTTCAGGTTTCCATTCACCACACCAATGCGTGGATATTGCTCTGTTTGATAACGGGTATCGGTGACAACGTATTACATCGTCATCACCCAGGACTGGATTGGAGTAACGGCAGGTTTCACAAACCATTACTGGCTTTTGGGTGGGTTTCTTCCTGGTTGCCTTCTTTTTAACCATTACATCCTTCCCCTGCGTTTCGCCAGTGTGTTCACCTTTGGTTTCTGGAAACCGTGTGGCCTGGGTGGCGTGTATGCAATAGCCATCAGACCGAACGAATCGGCACCATGAGATGCCCAGTTATGATTCGGACCAAGGCCAATGTTTCGCACATCATCCCACTTCTCTGCATAATTGCTCAACGCTTCAATACCGGCTGCACACTTTCGCTTGTCGAAATACATCATCGGAAACAGTTTGCGCGCCTCTCTGATGCGTTCAGTTGCGGCACCTGTTCCCTGATTAGGCACCACTCTAACAGAATAGCCAGCATCACGGAATGCACTCTCATAGCTGACACGGTGTACTTTGTCATGTGTTGCGCCATCATGGGGTAACCAGATGTTTGCATCACCGTATCCACTATCACGCAACCAGGCTAAGTGATCTTTGAACTCCTGGCCCACTGCTTCGTAGTAATCCAGCACCCGTATCTCCCGGGCTACGAACTGCACAATCCATATTGAGAAAGCATCAGACTTCTTGCCGGTGCCACCAATGTCGCAGTACACGCCAACAGGTAAGTATGGGTCCGCTGTTACCCGGCCAATGCGGCCTTCGTTCTTGGCTATCGACAACTGCTTGGCGAAGTATGCACCCTTACGGATTCCAACGTACCCACCATCCCATACGTGTTCATACTGGTCTGGCTCAAGGTTCAGACAATCAAGCCTCTCTGTTTCCAGTACACCAGGGAACCACGGGTTATCCTGCCAGTTTGCATTGACGCATATTGAATTGGTTGGTGGTGGGCCATCTCTGAACATGGCATCGACTGCATCACGCTTGCTGTCTGGATTCCATGAGAACCACATCTCGGCCTCACCACCACGATCTACATCTTCCCATCGCATGGTTGGTCTTAATAGCTCCAGTGACCTTGCAGATAGCGTGTGTGCTTCTTCTGCCCATGCCCTATGGAATGCTTCCAGTGATTTGATTGAGTCTGCGTTGTAGTCCTGCATACCCTGGAACAAGATGATGCCATCGCCCGGGGTTACGATACAATCCTTGAACAGTTTGAATCCTTGGCCTGATGCGAGTCCGTGCTTGTTTAGCTTGTCTTCGATCAGTTTCTTGGCTGAGTGCTTGAGATCGCGCTGTACTTCACGAATGCATACCTGGCACAGCCCTACACCGTAATCCCCGGGAAACCGTAATGCTTCCTCCAGTGTTTGTTCACCAAAGTAATGTGACTTGCCGGATCCTCTACCACCAAACGCACCTTTGAACCTTGCTGGCTCCAATAGTGGTTCAAATATTTTAGCTGTTGGCAGGTTTAGGGTGGACAATTGTTCGTTCCAGCTTGGTTACAACCTCGCCCTCTACCTCCATTGCAATCTGGGCAAGTCTTGCATGACAGTAAGGTGCTGCTGATTTAGCGGCATCTATGCGTTGTGGCAATTGAAGATCTTCATCGTCCATGACATTAAGCAGGAATTCCAATGGGGATATGCCTTCACGCTGGGCAACAACCATCCCAACGGTCTTTTTATTCATGCTTCCTTTTGGTCTACCTATTTTTGCCACTATGTAATTCTACCCAATTGATTTAATTATAATAGCACAGGCGTATCTTCTGTCTCTTCAGGTGGGCTGCCCATACCCTCCATGATCCCCCTATGTACTGCGCGTGATAGCAATGGATTGATGGGCGTTACCTCTGTTTCCAATGGTGGGGCCGGGCTTGGTATAGGCGGCAATCCCTGGAACTTTTTGAGGTATTGTCCCTGTGTATCAGAAGGCCAGCACATGCGCTGAGTCATTTATTGCTCCAGTACTGCGTGTATTGCGTTTCTGCTCATGGATGCCAGTACCCTGTCTGTTGCGTTTGGTACACCGGACGCTTCTATAGCGCGCAAAATCCTACGCTGCTCATCGTGAGTGAGCGGCTTAATAGTCCTCAGGTTTGCCAGCAACTGCCTTGCTACGGCACCTGGATGTATCCTTATTTTTCGCATGATAGATGTCCACATATCAATCATACTCCTTTCATGGGGTTACGTGCAATGTGTCCCATTTCTGTCTGTTTATGATGGCGTGATCAGCTTCTGGTTGTTGCCGTTTAAAATAATCCAATGCGCCTTCTGCTATGTGTTTATGGTTATAGCTGCCGAGAATAACTTTGATGCTTGCTGTTATCCGCACAACTGCGAACTGTTTTGTAATGTCGATATTGATCATGTAATCCACCTCTTAACCTTCGTGATTATGCTGTCCATCAGGTTTACGCTTATTTCAGCGATACCCAATGCCAGCGCAAATACAACCATCCATGCCAGGACGGTTACTGCATCCACTAATTGATCTGGTATATTCATTTGCGTTTATCCCATTCTCCGCGCATTACCCATCCAGTTGCCACCAGGCCTATGGCTGCACCAATTAAAACGATTGTGCTTATAACCATATTAGGTTTTATCCTCATTTACCTGCCCCTGTAGTGAATAATCCTCGCGTAGCATTGATTCAAGTGGTGATACGGGTTTCTGTTCGTCTGCCCTAGTTGTATACAGTGGGATAAATGGCCTATTGCAGCACATGCATTTCCAAATCCCATCGCCTCGCGGCTGTACCGTTGTGCATTGTTCGCAGTGTTTCATATCAATCCTGATAGTTGATTTCCATTAATTCGTAATCATCCTTCACGCAAGTGACTATGTGACAGTTTCATGCGGTATGAAATACCACCTGTGCGGGCGTGAGCCGCCTTCTCGAAGGACTCAATGCAGAATCCTTAACCTCAACAAGCATCGTGATGATATGCCCGTTCTGTGGCCTTCTGCATTGCACGACAAGGTCTGGGAATCCCTGCCCAACCATGCTTGTGACTGATACATTTGCGCCCAAGTCTCGGAACGTCTGCACTATCTCCGGTTGGTTGCGGTCGATTTTCTTCGCCCAACTCATTTCCCATTCACCGTGTTGTTTTCAAATTGCGCCACTAATCGGTTTGTTTTGGCTAATAGCTTCCTGTCATCGGTGTCATAGTCTGCATAAAATGCCCGTTTTTCGTTGTGGATCCGGTAATGGCAGATGTCGCAAAGTCCTACTGTGAATTTATGACCACATCGCACCCCGCCGCTTAACAGGTGATGAGCGTTGGCAGGAATCGACCCACAAGCAACACAACCATTTTCCTTCACTATCCCCATACGCCTGCGCTCGGCTGCTGTTGCTGGTTTTGATTTCATGCAAACCACACTCCCATTTCTGCACCCCATGACCATACCTTTTCGAGATAATCCCCGAACTCTGCTTTCTTCAATTTCGTTGTGCTTCCAGGATAGGATTTAGATTTGCCGTTTAGCTCCACAACCACCGGATCTAGAAACCGATCCTTAGCTACAGCGTGAACATGCTCGGAGGTGATAATCTTGCCGGATTGCTCGGATAAGAACTCAGCAATAGGACGGTAAGCACCAACCCACAATAGCTTGTTCTGGTCGCTGCTACGCCTGTCTGCTTTAGGCTCCCACTCGACATAATAGCCCTCATCAGGCAACAGGCAGTTTTTCCAATACTTCAGGAATCTATCCAGTTGAGCCTCGTTGGTTATTACTGCGTTTTGCTTCACGCCCTCCA